CCTCGTTGTTCCATCATCGACTTTGTGACAGCCGATTCAGTGTAGTAATAGAATACTGCTGCATCTTCGTTATCATCAAGGAACTGCTTAACAATCCCCATCACAAAGAACGTTTTACCAGTGGCAGACTCTCCGGCAAATGTTGTAATCTTATTATTTGGAACACCACCATAAATGCTACCACTTAATGCCGCATTAAGAATGTATGAACCAGTATCAACTGTTCCAGAAAACTCAGATGAGTTCTCTCCATCTGCAGCAATATGAGTATCAGGATCACCGATCTCCTTTACCATATCACGAAAGAAACTACTCATAAAATCTCCATTTCACTTTTAGGAATTATAAATTTTACTTTTAGGAATTATAACAGTAACTTTTAGATTTGTCAAGGTTTTTCTAATTTGACTGTTCCTGTGTTTCCATTCTCATCTTTGTAGGTTTGAACTGACCACTTTCTTGGTCTTTTTATTTTAACCTCCGATTTGAAATCATCTTCAGCATTTGTGGCACTGAACCATTCTTCTGCTTCAGCGTCATAGTTTGGATTAGGTTTAGGTTTAGGTGTAATTGGTTGTTCTTTCGGTTTTCTTTTTGCGAACTCATCACGGATAGTCATGTTAGCAGCAATCACAAGTAAGATTGCCAACGGATCAAACACAAATATGATTGTGATGATCACCCAACGAACCGCACGTTCCAAGTCAGCATCAGCAAACAACAAATCCGCAACGTAGCGGATCGGACCAACCTCGACTTCAAATGCTTTGACTTTAAGTTGAAGTTTTGCTTGTTCCTCTTGCAATTTTGCAATCTCTTCACCAGATGTCGATATCGCAAGATTCAATGCATCACGTTCTGGTTTCTGATCTTCTCTTGCTTTCAACCCTTTCGTGACTGCACCCAACTCAGTGTATCTGGCAAGTGCGTCATCAAGCATATCCAAAGCACCTTGATTTCGTGCAATATCTTTTTGTTGGCGATCAATCTGAATCTGCACCAACTCAATCTGATTTTCAATAACGTTTAAATCACCACTTTGCTCAATGTGTGCTTTAGATAGAAATCCAAAAATCCCCATGCTCGTAATGAACATGAGGATGAACACTGCTGATGTCAAATACGACTTCAGAAGAAATGGCGTTCTGTGCCAGTTTTGATACAGCCATGATGCGGTCAAAACTTTACCAACTTCAAGCACACCGCCCATGATAGCAATAGCAACTGCTGAAGCAGAAAAAATTGCCATCAACCCGATAATCGAATACCATGCCGCAACTGCTGAAATCGCAAGTGCGACAAAGAGTGTGAGGTATCCGAAAATCATCCGCGTGTAATTTCCAAGACTCTATCTATCTGGTCTTGAACCTTTTGTCGTCTGTTGGGCCAGTAGATGTATTCCTTGTCTGCTGTCTTCAAAAGATTAACTAAGAGTGGCATGATAATCTTCTCAAGGTCTTCAACCTTTTCTTTAAGATTAGCGACTGAGCGATCTTTTTCTGCTTCGATCTCTTGAATTTTTTGTTTTGCCTCAACAGAAACAGTTTGCTCAACTTGTTTGATCTGACCTTCATATTCTTCCTCACTGACTCCAGTGAAACCGAAATCATAATCTAGATATTCTGATGGTATATCTTTCATGAAAAGAAATCCTCTAAACTTGCTGTTTTTTCTGCTTTCCAACCGATAGTCTCAAGTATGACTCTCATCGGTTCTAGGAATGCTTTTTTAAACTGCTTTTCGTAATCTATGTATTCCGATATCCCGAACTCTGACGGTAGATAATTTGATATAGAAATAACGTCTTGTCTAACAGGATTCGGCATGAGAAGATAACAAAACTTGATTTTGTCACCCTCGTTTATTTGTTCGTATTTTTGTGTTAGTTTTCGACGCACGAGTTGGTCATTGTAAACCAACGAACCCCGAACATGAATAGGTGTGCTCTTCCTAAAAAGCGTTGAGTCATCTCTATATTTATTAATAGCACTTACGCCTCGTGGGAATGCAATCTGCTCAAAGTCTGACTTACTGAATGTAGACCTAAACTCTGATATAAAGTTTTGTAACTCAGACTCAGTTCCCATCATAACAATCTTTAGAGCATCCTTAATCGCAGTTCGACAAACTTCCGGTGTCGATGATTTGACTGCTTCGATTCCCATCATCTTCAGTTTGGGTTCAGCATACCTTACCCCTTCACTGTCATGAACGTTTAGAATGTATCTTTTCTTTGCCGTCCATATGCCACGATCTGCGATCACCTCTCGCTTCATCTGCATCTTTTGGTCATAGGCATTCATGTAGTCAGCAAGTTCTTGATAACTCTTATCAATAAAAGGTTCAATCTTCTCTTTTGCAACACGATCCAAGAAGTTGATAACCCGCTCAGAATCGTCGCTCCCAGGATTGATTCCCTCCTTAAACACGCTTTGTACCAGTCGATCAAAAGTGATGTATAGCGAGTCTGTATCACTAGCGATAACATAGTCAACCTCTGTTGTTGCCAACACCCTGTTGAGATACTCGTTGACTTTCCTCTCGATCCAACGGATCGAAAGCTGACCGCCCATCGTGATAGCAGTCGCTTGACGGATGTCAAAGAACCTAAAGTATTCATTACCAAGTGCTCCATAGGCAGAGTTTAACTGAACCTTCTTTGCCAACTGAAGGTTTTTATATTTACTAATTTCGTTGATTAATTTCTTTTTTTCTTTTGGATCTTTCTCTTTCTGTAAGGCAGAATCCGCCTCAAGCATTGCTTTCTTCGCAACCACACGATCATCATACATGCGTTGCATCATTTGAGGCAAGAACCCATGAATATCTCTACGGAAACATTGACCATTTGCCGCAAGAACCTTATCTTCTGGAACATCGACAGGTTTTGCTTTAATCAAATCATCGATTGACAATGAATATGGAATGTCATCAATAAATGTTTCCGGTGAAATATTATACTGCATGATCAAGTGTGGATACAAAGAGTTCAAGTCAAACGACATCACCCAATCGTGTTTACCCACCTGTGGATCTTTTACATATGCACCAACATACTGCGAATCTTTACCTGTAAACCTTTTTGGTGAAACTGCGATGCCTTCTTTCCACAAATAGTTGTGAATTAAAACATCCCACATACGAACCTGAGTGTAAACATCTTCGTAGTTCACCTTTGCATCATATGCAAGAGCGAGTGCCATGTCAATGAGTTTCATCTTGGCATCAAGGTTTACGACCAACTCAACGTCTTTGACGTTATATTCGATGAACTTCTGGTGGTTTTCGACATACAGCGTTTGCAATGTGCCGTATTCGGAGTAGTCGATCTTCTTCTCACCCAACTCGACATAACCGATGTGATCTAGTCGATAAGACTCTTGCTGAGAATATGTGAACTTTTTGTAGAGGTCAAGGTAGTCAAGAGATGATATACCAACAATTTGGAAAGAGGTTTGCAACCTACCTTGGATCTCTCTTTCATCTTTATTGATAAGTTTCCAAGGTGACAGTTCTTTTGCCATCTTCTCACCCAAGATGCGAGAAATCCTGTTGACCAAATAAGGAACATCAAAGAACGTAGTGTTCCAACCAGACAGGATATCTGGATCAACCATTCTCCACAAATCTATGAACTTTAAAAGTAGATCAACCTCGTCTTTACAACGGAGTGCTTTGACATCTTCTCTGTGGATATCATAACTGCCATAGTGAAGAACGTAATAAGTTCCTTTTGACCATAGAGTGATTGCGGTAACAGGTTGCTCTGCATACTCAGGTTTAGGGAAACCAGAATCAACGGCAACCTCAATGTCTAAGAAAACCGTGTTGATTAGTTCGTTGTCGTAATCAACGCCATCAATCCACTGTTCATTGACATATGCATATTCAAATCGATCAAGACCATAGATCTCGAAACCACCAACGTCTTTGTATTGCTTGATGAAGTCTCTAGCATCACGGATTGATCCTTGCTCAACTACCCCAAGTTTCCTACCGTCGATAGATTGCCAATCACCATCATTAGATGGAACGAACAGTTTTGGTTTGTAAGGAATCCGATGCGAGTATCGCTCTCCATTGCGATACCCACGGATAAGTATATCGTTACCGATTAAGTGTATATTGGTATAGAACATGATGTAGATTATAACTCAAAAGTGGGCAGGAATCAACCCTGCCCTCTGTATTTTTTGTAACTGCGCTTTTTAGATTTATTCATTGAAGAGAGTTTAACTCTACCTCTACCAATACTAGTCGATTTGCCAGGATTATCTGGTTTCCATGTAGTTGCAGTAACTGACTTTGCCATTATGCGTTAATTCCTTCACTATATACCGTCTTACCATCAATACGAGATGCTGTCAAAATAGATTTACGATTATCTCCATCAGCTTTATAGCTAACATGCACCCAACCAGAATCAGGGATACCTGGAGTATAGAACTCAAGAATGAGTTGATCGAAATCGAGATTATCCCTGATCCACTCTGCGAGATCCGCGTTTGCCACTCCCGGAACTTCGATGTCAGCCGCTTCACCTTTACAGTGCTGACTCGTAGCAGATCCGCCAACAGCAGCATTAAGCTCAGGGGAGCGATAACCACTATTAAGCACAGTAGGACCAAAGTGATCTCGTACAGGTTGTACAACATTTTCGAAAAGAGCGACCGCTGCATCTAAATGCTCTCCCTGTGGTGTATTATCAATGCCTTTACGTTCAGCAGTTTGCGATTTAGTGAACTCTGCCATTGAAAAGTTTTTAGATAGTTTCATAGGTTCTCCTATATTTGTTTTCTAGAATCGTTAGATTGTGATCTGTCATCCACTCTTTAGTTTGATAATGAAATGAATTAGATTGTTTCCATCCAGACACATACATTTCACAGTCATGTGTTAGTAAGGAATCAGGTTTCCAATCAAAACCTAAGACATAATCTTTCCCATGACAAAAACTAATTACTCCCCTCTTATCTATAATTTCTTCGGATACGCCAAGTTCAACAGACGCTAAAGTTGCAACCAAGTCGAATGACACAAACTCTTGATAATAAGGCATGTGTTTTTCTAGATAGTATCCCAATCGTTCAGACACATCTCGTGTCATATCAAAAAAAGTTTCAGTCTTTTTATTTTTTTTAAACCAAAAAATACTAGTTCTTAAGTCATAAGGTAAGCAATTCATTTTGAAGGAAGCTCTGTGTCTTGGATGCTTTTCAGTATTGACTAAACTCCCATCGATATTAACTATCTTTGATGCGAATTGTAAATATTTGTTTTGGCATCCAAAAGTATCCCACCAACTAGAAATATCATTGAGCACGATAGAATCAGATTCTATATGAATACTTGTGTCGTAAGGAGTAAGTTCGTAAATGTCAGATCTAAATGCGACTTTACTAAAATCATCACCAACATTGATTTGATGATCAAAAACATGCTCCCATTATTTTGTGAGTAGTTTGTTGGTAATGATCGAAATAATTGGATCGTTTTTCTGAGTGATCTTTAGGCTCAGTGCTAGAGCATAGGATATACGTTGATAGTCTCGACCCTCACGATCACCGCCAATTAGAACATACCCTTGTTTCATAATCTCTCCACAAAAAAGGGGTGGAATAACCACCCCTCAATTAGACTTTACTTCTTTGTTACAAAGTCGTAAAGTTCTTCTGCTTGCTTGATGATCTCTTGAGGAGTATACATCTTAGGCATATACTTCTCAAATGCTTCAGCAGAATCTTTGTGCTGCTCCTTCGCATAATCAATAGCATTATACATTTGCTGAATCTGTGTATCGTATGCACGATCCAGTAAATCTTTTGCCATAGCAAGTGTATCGAAACGGATTTCAAATGGATTTTTGTTCGACATAATAATGTCTCCTGTGTGTGTATGTATTTAAAACAGACTTATGTCTGACTTGTGCGTGACCAATACTCGTTAGAATTATCATTAAGACAATGCCTAATTTGAATTAGTCACGCTCCTTTACGACATCGCCCATAATTTGCTGAACGATATCGAAATGCGACATGTGTCTAAAATCTTTATTGTGAGATTTTAGATGAATCGCAATCTCTGTTGCTGCCTGTAGTTGGCGAGCATAAACGAACGCATCATAAGTGCGAACGAAAAAGTTACTTACTGGCTTTATCGCCTTCTTCAAGGAGAAGCTCGCTTTGCGATTCTCCGGGAAGTGTGTTGTGGTTGTCATGTGTGATTCCTCGTGACGTTGAAATATCAATCTTACGAGGACGCTTCTCTTCGGGAAGAACAACTTCCAAGTTAATGGCAAGTAATCCATCCGCTAGGTCTGCTCCAACGACTTGAACATATTCGGACAATCTGAATGTTCTTGTAAACTTTTTGGTTGAAATCCCTTTATGAACATATTCTCGTTTACGAGTAATGTGCTCACCTGAAACAGTCAAAGTTCTATCATTAACCTCAATCTCGATTTCATCACGAGAGAACCCCGCTACTGCAAGTTCAATAGTATATTGAGAATCGGTTACTTTAACTACGTTATGTGGTGGGTAATTTTCGTTTGCTTGAGTAGCAACCCGATCAAGTTCATGAAGAATGTGATCAAACCCAATAAAGTTAGTTCTTGGGAACAAAGTATGTACGCTTGTCATGTCTATCTCCTTTTACAAGCAAGATTAAATTATGCACCCCATTACGGCAGTGCACCATTATTTATACGGATTATACCACACTTTTTGGTTTAAGCCAAGTGGCAATTGAATATTTTTTACCTTTGGCAATTGGTGTGGATCTATGAGGGAACTTCCAATCAGACGGAAATACTGCGGCACATCCCTTCTTAGGAACAAAATGACCGAAAGGTAATTCTGTTAACCCACCCTCAAAGTCATCGTTTAAATATAT